GGGTTGTACAGGGCCGGGCCCCACTCTGCGGTGTCACGCCATGCCCGCTGGATTGCGAAGTTTAAGGCGACGTCGTCCTCCTTCGTCATGTCGTCGACCAGGGATGTGAGGTCGGGGTCCTGCTCCTTTGTCTTGAGGTTGACGACCGAGATCTTCGGTTCGTGCTGGAACAGGATCCGCTGCTGCTTGGTCAGGCCTTCCTCGATGGTCTTGTTCTCGATGACTTTTGCTATTGCGTCGACGTTCAGCTTCGGGGCCTTAAATGAAGTGCCCCCCGGCGCGAAGTAGTAAGTCGCGCCCTCTTCCGGTTTGTCAGATTTTTTCACCATTATTTTCACCAAATCTCCCCGAGCTCATCATCCCCGAAGAAGGAGTCATCGGAGCCCCATCCGAAATCATCTGTCCGTGCTGCCGTTGCCACAGCCTCTTCCACGGTCGGTTCGTTGGCCGGGTTCCTGGGCTGGACCATCACCCACTTGACCAGGGCCTGCGTCATGGCGTCGATGCGATCGGAGTATTTCCCCCGTGGGAACGCGGCGCACTCCTGAATGAAATCGTGTGTCTTCGGATCACGTTCCGGTGCCGGCAGATAGACGTTCCCTGCTTCCAGGAGCCCGGTGATGGCATTGGCCCGCGCCTCCTTGCCCCCCTCCGGCTCGACCGCAATGAGCCCTGGGATCTTGTTCTTGAGAACAGCAATCACGGCCGGGCCGTTAGCTTTGTCCTCGACGTATTTCTTCAGGGCCTTCGGCCACTTTCCGGTCACGGTCCTGATGGCCTTGATCGTTGCGGGGAAGTCCATCAGTTCTGTGACTTCATCCAGCTTGTAGCAGTTCGCGTCGATCCTGCCCCATACCTGGCCGCTCACACGGGAACTCGCCTTCGTGTCCTTGAACGAGCAGTCCCAGGTCTGCACAATCTCATGGAAATCGTTGACTTTCAGCTGGGGGTCGAAGTTATAGAATTTCCACCACTTTTTCTTCAGGATTTCCCCGGCCGGGGGGGTCGGTCTGCCCTGGTATAAGGAGGTCCAGACATACGGGCCGACCTTGATTCGCTTTTCCGCAGCCCATACTTCATCATACCCCTGGGAGGGCCAGAGCGGTTCGCCAAGACTCCTGCCCAGGATGTCCCCCTCCTCCGCGAGTGCCGGGAGGTTAATTACCGCCCAGTTCTTTCCATCCTCACTGTCGAGGATTCTCCCNGCGAGGTCGTCTTCATGCCACCTGGTTAGGATGATGATGACCGATCCTCCTGCCTGCAGACGGGTCTGGAGGGTGGCCTGCCATTCGTTCCAGATCTTCTCGCGATATACTTCGCTGTTGGCTTCCTCAGCATTCTTGATCGGGTCGTCTATGATGAGGAGGTCCGCCCCTTCCCCGGTAATCCTCCCTCCCATACCTGCGGAGATCATGCCCCCATGCCTTTTGTGGATGCCCCAGTCTGTTGACAGTGCGTGGCTCGGGTCCACCTCGATGCCGAAGATATCTTTCCCGAACTCCCAGAGTTTCTCGCGGTTTGACCTGCCGAACTTGCGGGCGAAATCGTCCGAGTATGAGACTTCGATTACCCTGCGGTCCGGGTTGCGCCCTATGAACCAGGAGGGGAATGTCTCGGTCACTGTGAAGGATTTCCCATGTCGAGGGGGCAGAAAGAACATCACCTGCTTCAGTTCCCCCCGCTCGACCCGCTCCAGGGTGCTGCAGATCAGTTCGAGATGCTTTGCGGGGCGCCAGAGCCTGCGGGTTACGTAGGCACAGTAGACCGAGAAGTCGGCCCGTGCCAGGGTCAGGATGTGAGATCTATATCTTTCCTGCAAGGAAGAGTCGTTTGAGGATTGCTGCTGTTTCCGGGTCAAGGTCCGCTTTCACCTCCATCGGTTTGCCTCCAGGGCCGGTGATCTCGCTTGATATGCGCTCCTTCCAATGGTCCGGGTCGCGGTTCGTCAGCCAGAGTTTGATCGCGGCCACGTCCGGCAGGACTTCCTTCTCGGTGACTTCCTTACGGACCGTGCCGTCGGGGTTCATGATGATCTTCTTCTCCGGTACCTTGCTGCCGACCGCCCGGCCATAGAGGGCCTCCACGACCTTGGCGTTGGCAATGGCTTTGCCCCCTTTCACGGTACTTAGGAATTCCGGATGGGCCTTGCCCCACGCGAATAATGTGCCCGTGGATATGCTGAGTTCTTCCGCGATCTCCTTGTTGGTCTTGCCCAGGACCGCAAGGACCCATGCCATGATCAGGTGGGTGCTCGGATCGTACTTCGTCGAGCGACCTCGTTTCTTCTTGGCCGGGGCTTCCTTTTTTATTTGCTTTATTTTATTTTTCTTGCCCGGTGGCTTGGCCGTTCCGGGCGTTTCCTGTGCCCGGTTTTGAACTTTTCCCGAGACTTTTTGCCCGGATTTCTTCTTTCCGGTCATTGGTAAGCCCTCATCGCTTCCCGTTCCCGGTCCCTGCACCGCTGCTGGTTGGCTGTCGTTGCCGGACAAGTGGCACAGTCATAGTACGGTGCGTACCAGGTGACCTGCGGGTTCTCGCTCTCTGCTCGGGGATATCCGCACCGTTCCGGAGGCTCGAACCAACCACAACTCCTCCGGTCTCCGGGATTTTTCCGAACCTGCTTCTTTCTCACAGCAGTCACGGGACACACTCCGCGTTGTGCCAGTCGTTTTCGAGATGGCAGACGGCATATGCGGGCCGCTCATCAGCTGGGACCTGGATGCTGACGAACCACCTGCACTTCCGGCAGACTTCGAGCGGGACCGGAGGGAAATGTGGACGAGGGCATTTCACCCGTTTCAGTTCGCCGCGGTCGTCGCATAGGAGAATTTTCATCATCCTTCGATCCTCCTGGCTTTCTTGCCGGTGGCTTGTTCCCATCTGTCGATGATCCCCTGGCAATAGTGTGGATCGAGTTCCATGGTCCGGCAGTGTCGGCCGGTCTGCTCGCATGCCATGAGCGTGGCGCCGAGACCTCCGAACAGGTCCTGAACGATTTCCCCTTCAAGAGAGGAGTTTAGGATAGCCCGTGCCATCAGAGGGATCGGTTTCATTGTCGGGTGTTCGGCGTTCCGTTTCGGTTTCGGGGTTTCCCATACAGTATCTTCCGAGCGGCCACCAAGCCACCGGTGGGCGGCGCCATCTTTCCACCCATAGAGGATCGGTTCGTGCCGCCACTGGTAGTCCTGCCGACCGAGCACGAACTGATCCTTGACCCAGATGATACACTGTTTCTGCAGGAAGCCGGCTTCCATGAATGCCTGTCGGAACGTCACGGTCTCGGAATCGGAGTGGCAAACGTAGATCGGGGCGCCGGGTTTCATTGTGGCGTGCATGGCCCGGTACGCTTTCAGCAGGAACTGGTAGAACTCCGAAGCCTCCATATGATCGTTCTGGATCTTCAGCTGGTCCTTGGTCTTACCTTGATAATCGACATTATACGGAGGATCAGTGATTTCCATCGCTGCGGAGGCGCCGCCCATGAGCCGCTTGACGTCTTCCAGGTCCGTTGAGTCTCCGCACATTAACCGATGATTACCGAGTTCGAAGATATCGCCCCTTTTTATTTCGGTGGGCTTGATATCGGCCGGGTCGAAGTCATCGTCATGGATGTTCTTTTTTATCTCGATGTCGTGCTGCATCTGGTCGAGTTCCTTCTGGCAGAACGCGATGTCACCGATCTCGAAGTCCGCGTCCTCTGTCTTGATCTCGTCGATTTCCTGCAGGAGGGCCTCGACATTCCATCTTGATTGTTTCGCAGTCTGGTTGTCTGCAAGCCGGTATTTTCGTTTCTTGATCTCCGGCATCCCGATGACTTGGGTGACTTCCGGCACGGCCGTCCAGCCGAGTTTTTGCATTGCCTGGAGAACTCCCTGGCCGCAGATGAGCGTCATGGATTCATCGACAACGATCGAGATCTTGACATACCCGTACTCCTGCAGTGAGGAGGCGATGTCTCCTGATGACTTCTCAATGTCGTGGACGGGTTTCTCGTACGGGACGATTGTGGTTATCGGGACGTTCTGGAGTTCCTGCTTTTTCATTTCACCACGACTCGTATGGGTTGTTCTCCATCCAGTCCTGGCATTTCTCCGGGTTCGCTTTTGCCCGGAGTTTGGTGAGTCGGTCGCACCCGAGAGAACGGCCGCAGGTATTGCAGTCGTCTTCTGCCATTCAGACAGTTCCCCTGATCCAGGCAATCGCGATCTCGAGCCGGAGCGTGAAGATTTCCCATCTGATCAGAC